GGGTCTTGCGTTCGGCTGTATAGAAGTTTGTGGCAGCAAACGGCAAATAAATGTCGTCGATTGCGATAAACTCCGACATTGGCCGCTGGTATTCGGAGTTCCACATGAATTTCATGTATTGGCCGCCGCCGAGGGGCAGCTGCGTGCTGAGTTGTTCCAGCTCGCCGCGAAACTCTGGCATCTGCTCGGTGGTCTGCCAGTTCATAAACTCAGCTTTGCGGCGTGCTTTCTCGACCTTTTCGGCGTTTTGCTCACCCCAAATCTTGCTTTTCACTGGGCCTTTGGGTGGGAAAACTTCCTTCATAAAGCGCGCGGAGAAGTCAACGCATGATTCCACCAGCATGGGGTGGACGACTTTGTTTGCGCCGGTGAATTGCGCTCCGCCTGGCGCGTCGTCGCCTAGACCGGTGCGGCGCAAGCCTTCTTCATATTGTTTATCGCGCTTTTCGCGTGCCTCTTTGTCCCGCTCCAATTTTTCGAGCAGGTCATTAACGGCTTCGTTGAGCATGGACTGGTCAACTTCGTCCACGATATTGGCGAAGTGCTCAAGGTGTTTTTTCTCATCCTGTTGATTTTCAAGACGAATTATCGCGCCACCGTCTTCGGTGTCTTCGACTTGGTTGTTTTCGTCTTCGAGGTGGATGATTTCACCCTGATCATCATTTTCCATAAGTTCCATCCTGTAGCTGTGAGGCTAACGAGTTTACCGCATCTTGGTCATAAGGTATAGCGTGGACGGGTCCGCCTTGGGATTCTGTCAGGTTTCCCATAGCGTCGTACTGTAATCCGCCTGTCCCGTCAATGTTGGTGCCACCGCCATCAACAAGTCCTCCTGCGGCGTAGCCAACGCGACCACCGCGTTTAAATGCTTTTTGACCAGATAATATTGACGACCGCATTTTGTCGGTCATTGGTAGGTGAATCATTTCCGGCAATGATTTGGTTTTCATGGTGCCGAGTTTTACATTTTTATCCAACGGCTTAACCAGCTTCTGCAACTGCGTAGGCACAATCTTGTCGTAATAACCCTTCATGCCTTCGCCGCCGATAGAAAGATCTTGGCCTTCAAGAGAACGCCACCCTCTATTTTCTCCAGACGCATTAGGTTCTTGAGACAAAAGTTTATCGGCAACCTCTTTGCCAACAACGTCTGGCAAATCTTCTTTTCTCATTCCTGTTTGTTGAATAACCATGTTGCCATCTTTATCGTATGCAACAAGATTGCCATTATGCCAGTGCAATTCATCAATATGTTTGCTCAAATCATACCGCTTCGCCTGTTCAGCGCCTGGCGTGAATACAACGCCGTCATAGCCACCTTCTGCGGCTTCTTTCATAACGCGCTTCAACGCAAGGTCAGTCCAGCCTTGTGTGTTGGTGACGTATGGGGCGCGAGGAACGCCAAATTCATTTACGCCACTGGGAATCATTTCTGGTCTTGGTTCAGAAGCGGGATGCCCTAATTCAGATAATTGTCGATACCAATCGTTTGCTTCAGCTTCAGTTTGCATAGTCCAAGGTACTTCGCCATGCGTAGGATGTTGTTGAATTACCTGCCAATTTCCAGTTGGTTTTTCTGGATATTTATCACCTATAAATCCTTTTTTCCGCCCCTTTTGCGCCCAATCAGATTGCAGTTCCTCAACATGCAGCAGCTTCTCACCGTTCGGTCCAACACGGTCAGACATGCGGATATGGGCGACAGTATTAGGCGCATCACGCCAGTGTTGAGATTGAAAGACTGGGCCTTTTGCCAAATTTTCTAAATCTCTTACACGAGCATTTGCAATGCTTTCTTCTCTACTAAGCGCATCTAACGCATCGTGAGAAATATTTGATTTGCCATCTAATACATCTACAAGTGCAGAATTATAAGCATTACGAGCAGACGCAGCTTTTTCTTTTGCCGCAGAAAGATCAGCAAGAGATTCTTTGGACGCATTATATCCTTCAGGCAACTTCAACCGCACCTCGCGGTAATTCTCGCCGCCGGGGAGGGTGTATTTTTCAAATTTTGTTGGTTGGCGACTGCCATAAGATTCAGAATATTCATTGTATAAATTTACAAGATTGGTTCTTTCTTCTGGAGATAAAGCGCCAGACTCAATTAAATCTGAAAATGGAGATAAATTATATTTATTTTCTAATTCAGTTTCATAACTACGAACTTTTTGTTCTCGTAAAACATTTTTACCCAGCACCCGCTCCTCAACCTGCGGCATACGCTCATTAAAATGCTGCGCAAGCTCCTCACGAGTTACGCTTGGACGACCAGCAAATGCTTCGTTAAACCCTTCCAACTCCGCAGGTTTAACGCCATACTTCTCAAGCATAGCACGAAACTGCTCAGGCGTTCCTTTAGCCTGCGGCAAGTTAGCCGCCGTCTCAGCCCCGTGGCTATAGAACCCAAGATCAGTGCGTGGTGCTTTAAATAACTCTACTGCACGTTCAGATGGCGAGCCAGCACGCAATATATTAGGAGTGACTTTCCCAGCCATAATGTCCGGCAATGTGCCCGCAGAAACCAAACCTGCGCCAATCATAGCTGCATCAGTTGGCCCCATGCCAGAAGGCGTAACACCTGTAACTTCACCAGTGTGCGGGTCAATACCGGTAACAAGTTCGTTTTTTAACGCCATTCCAGGAAATTTAATTGCTTCCAATAGCTGATGCGGCAATTCTTTCAAGCCCTGCACAACAGCAAGGTTTTGAAAATCAGTTGGGAATTCACGGATGTTGGTTTCATGCGAACGCCGCATGTTTTGCCCTAACAATTCACCAATTGTCATAGGCTCTGGAGCAGATAAAACCTGATCTTTATAAGGATTTACATCCTCGTCAGCAACCTCTTTAAACTCACCGCCCTTAGCATATTTTGCCACAAGACCACCAAGCGAATGATACTGCGCGCGCTCGTTCGGGTTCAACCCGCGCTGCCACTTTGACAAGGCGTCGCTGTATTGATCCTCGTAGGTGTTAAACTCGCCAAGCGACAACGGCAGGTTGTATTTGGCTGCCAATGATTCCCACTCTTTGCGTTGGTCTTTCGGCAGTTTATTAGTGTATGCACTGCGCGCAAGCTCTTTAGCGCGGTCCTGCATTTCCGGCGTATCTTCATCAAACATGGCTTTGAATTGACCGCCGTCTTTAAAGGATGACCAGGTTGGGCTAAAGTCGAACGAGCCAATCATTGGCCCAAGGTAATCAAGGCTTGAATAACCAGGGTTAAACGTTCCTGTTGACCATGTTGGTGGCGTCAGGCTGTTTGAATTAAAATTATTGTAATATGCATTTAGATCGTTGGTTGTTTTCCAAGGATCATATGAGTCAGTGCTTGATGTTTGTGATGTGTAACTGCTACTAAAGTCTGTAGTGTCAAACGGGTTGTATCCGCCGGTCGGCACGTTGGATACGAAATTATCATTTGATACAACATCTGTCGGCTTGTCTTTAACATCAACAAACGGATCCGCGCCATAGATCGCGTTGTTTCGGCGTTGCATATCCGCAAGCTGTTGCGCCAGCTTTTCATTGCCGATTGGGTTATAGAACGTGTTAAATGAACTTAGCCCCGACGTATCGCCAGGCACAAGTTTACCGGCATAGCTCCCGCTCGATGGCTGGTTGTTTTGGAAACCTCGCCAGTCGGTTTGCGTAGTCAGAACTTTGTTTTGGCCTTGCGCGAGATAATCATCAAGAGCCTGCTTTGCCGCTTGGCCTGCGTCGGTGTTTAACAAAGATTTGATGCCTGACAGGTTAAACGCGCCCTGCACTTGGCTTGGCGTAATCACGCTTGCGATGTCGCCTTTGCTGCCGTAGGGGCTGCCGAGGGCTGCGCGGTTGCCAAGCGCTTCATAGATCGCTCGGTATTGATCAGCGGATCCGGCTGGAGCTTCACCGAGGCCAGCGCGCAGCATTGCATCATAATCTTTTTGGTTTGGGTTGTAGCCCCACCAAGTTTTCCATTGGGGCGCGTTCGACGCGTCGGTTGCCGTGCCGGTGTTGGCCGCGGCGTATTGTTTTTCGAGGATTGGGTCAAATTCCTGCGCGGCTACGTTTTGAAACGTGCTCTTGATGTCGCCAAGGTTCATACCTTGTGCTGCGCGGTTTTGCCAATAGTTTAATCCTTCTGTGTCCGGTGCGCGACCGAGAATGTCCGAGTAGTAGCTTTGGATTTGCTTTTCTGGCGATGCTTCAAACGACTTGCGGATGTCGTCGAGGCTTGTGCCTTTATCAGCCTGCTGCTGCCAATATGCCAAGCCCTCTGCATCTGGATCGCGTCCAAGCACGTCCTGATAAATTTTTGAGATGTTGTCGGTGACCTGTCCGCCGGTGGCGTATCCCTGAACCTGCTTGGCCAGCTTGTCCACCAGCTCTTTGTCAAACTCGGCGACCTGTGCCAGTGACTTACTGCGTGCGGCTTGATGGGCCTGAGCGTTCTGCCGCATAACTTGTTGGAGCAAACTTGCGCCGCCCTGCTGTTGCTTTGGCTCGGCTGCGTTTAGCATCTTGATCAGGTTATCAAGGTTTGACTTTGGCTGGGCGCTCGGTGCGGCGGCTGTCGCTGTCGTTGCCTCCTGCCGGTCGGCAACGGATCCGCGCGGCTGGCCTGCGCCTTCCGAGTTATAGCTTGCGAGGAATTTGGAAACATAAGCAGGCACGGTTGTGCCGAGCACGTCCGAGCGGTTTCCAGCCTCAGCGATTGGCTTGCCTGAAAACCATGCGGACGCGGCATCGGCGACGTTACCATATTTGTTAACATATTGCCCGAACCGGTGTTCAAACACTTTTTCCTGCGCGTCTTTGTCTTTCAGGAAGGCTTCGGGCGTCATGCGCACGCCAAGCGCCGCCTCGGTCCATTGTGGGATGTTCGCACCCATCACTTGGTATTTGCCGTAGGCGCGGTCGCCATTGCGGGTTAGCGGGCCGAGCGCCTCGTAGTTTCCGCCGGACTCAATGCCGAGTATGCCACGCTTTGCGCGGTCGATGTCGAATGGGACGGGTTCGTTTGCAGCAAGCTGCGCAAGGGGGGACTGCGCCTGTTCCGGCTGCTGTCCTTCTGTATCCGCTTCGTAATCAAATGCGTTAAGTGCGCCTTGCGGGGTGCTAACCATTGCGTTTTTCCGAAATCAGGGTGTCGAGCTTTAATTCGAATCTATCCAGCCGATCAAGCACCCGATTGATGTCATTGTGAACGTCGGCGCGGGTTACATATTCTTTTGCAATTTCTTCGCGTGTTTTGTTAAGCAGGATGCCAAGCCGACTGATTTCAGCTGCGCGGTCTTTAAGAAGCGCTCCAAGAAGCGCACAGACGATTGTTAAGGCTGCGTTCCACCAGATTTCCATGTTCCACCAAATATTATGCTGCATAGGGATTTGTGCGTTGGCGGCGGTATTGTCTTGGCTCGTCAACATCACGGGCCTGTGGAAGCTCGAACCACCCTTCGTTCTTGAGGTAAATGATCACCTGCGAGAACGTATCGACGTAGTCATCGTGCTCTGCGACGGGGAACTTGGCGACCTGTTTCAAAAACCCGTTAGCCCAGCTGACAGCCTGAGTTGGGTTTTTCTTTGACTCTGGGATCCAGAGCAGTCCTAGTTCGAGTGTCGGCGCAGCTTGATGCGCACGCGAAATTTTGTCCGCGTTGAAGGGATTGTAGCTAACGGCTGGGATTTTGGCAAGTTTCAAATCCTGCAGCAGGGACTGACCGGACGCCTTGGCCTCGACCAGCACGCGGTCGGGCCTGCGCGCGCGGCTGTACGGGCTGTCTTTGGTCATGCCGCCATATTCGGTACCCCATTCTTTGATCGCGCGCTCGCGTAAGGCTGGGTAAGACAAGTGCTCATCCCATGCGTCGATCAGCATGGCGTTGCGCTCGCCTTGGTAGGTAAACACAGCCCAAACGGTGCATGCGGTGGGGTCGCCGGTTGTTTTTTCGGTATGAGCGCAGTCATATGACTGGATGATATATTCGAACGGCGGAAGCGGCTGATCGTGCGGCCAGAGGTTGAAATACCTAGTTTTAAGGATCCCGCCTTCGGTCGGGGTTGGATCCTGCTGAAGCTGACCGGCGGTTCCGTATTCACCAAGCGACTGCTTGAGGTTGGTGATTTCTTTCTCGCCAAACCGCTCTGGGCAGATCAGTTCGCCTTTGACGGTGCGGGGGTCGTATTTGCCGAGCGACGTGCTGCGAACCTTGCCATCCCACTCGGCGGGGATGCAGATGTGCTCCCAGTCTTTTAGGTATTCCAAAATATAACCGCTGATGTCACGCTCATGCAAACGCTGCATAACTGTGACCATTGCGTCTGTTTTTGGGTTGTTGAGGCGCGACGACCAGACCATGTTGAACCATTCCAACGATGATTCGCGCATGGCGTCGGACTGCGCGTCTTGCGCGCCGTGCGGGTCATCGAGGATCAGGCGGGATCCGCCTTCACCGGTCGCGGTGCCGCCGACCGAGGTTGCGATGCGGTATCCGGTCGCGTCGTTTTCAAACCG